AACCTGTTGTCCATGCTGGTTCTAGATTGAAGACAGAAGATGGTAAAGATGTAGCAACAATATCATTAGGTGAACTAAAAGATTGTTTTACTCCTTTTCTACCTCTTCTTAGGGGAGTACCTATAGAACTTGATAATAAATTAAGAAAGAAAGACTTAGTAGAACTAAGGGTGATATTTTCATTTATTGCTAGAAGTATGGGATATACTTTAGAAGATATTGGAGATGTGTTAGGTAAAAAAGATCACACCACTGTTATACATTCTATAACATGTTTTAAAAACTGGGTAGCTGTTGATCCTATTTTTAGAGATAAATTTAATATAATCCTTAATTACATAGTAGTTATACAAAACAAACAAAATGAGTCATCAACATTGGAACACACTGATCAAATGGAACATCAGTCCTAATCAAATCTATTTATTAGATTGTTACCGTAGTAAGATTAAACCTTCTAAAATAATTAATGAAGAAGGTGAACGTTTAGTATGTCAAGCAAAAGATTTATTGGATGGAAATAATAATCTAACTAATAAAGCAAGTATAATATTAGATGAGTATGAAACTTTTCTTGTAAAAGCTAAGAAAGTGGTGGCTAGTCAAGTACTAGGGGAAGATATGAATGAACGTATTAAAGAATACAGAGAAATATTTCCTCCTAAAAGACTTCCATCTGGACAATTAGCTAGACAAAGTGTTCAAGAATTGAAAGACAAGTTTGTATGGTTCTTTAAAACATACCCAGAATATGACTGGGATTTAGTATTAGATGCTACAGACTATTATAATGAAATCTTTAGTAAAAAAGATTATGCATATATGGCTACCAGTAGTAATTTTATTAAAAAAACAGAAATAACTAAAGAGGTGTCTTCAAAACTTGCTGATTATTGTCAGCAAATAATAGATGACCCTAAAATTTTAAATCAATAAACACATGACTAGAAAAGAAAAGATGATTCACAGTTTAATAATATCATGTTTGTTTAGTTTATTAAGTTGGTTTACAATAGATAGATTTATAATAAAAGTATCATTTTGGCAATACTTTTTTATTGAATTTATTTTGATTTTATCACTTAAATTATTTAACTTTACAAAGCAAAGATTAAACCTAAATTTATAATGAATTTACTAAATACACCTATTAAAGATAGACCTTTTGGTATAAGGAGTTATGTAGAAATTCTTGAAGAAGGTTTAAATTACATTGAGGATAGAAGACTAGGTAAGATTAAATCTTTAACATTACCGTGGGATGGATTAAATAATGCAGGTGTAGCTGGTTTAGAATGGGGATCAATGATAACTATAGGTGCTAGACCTGGTTGTTTATCTGGAGATACTGTTCTTGATATTTATAGACACTACAATAAAAAAAATCATAGAAATGGATCTAGAAAATACACATTAAAAGAATTATACTATAAATTTAACGGCTTACTTGTACCAAGAAATTCCAAAAATGATAAAAGAAATGGTAATTATTGGGATTTAACAGTGCCTTCAAAACTTTATAGTTATAATAAGAATGAACAGTATTTAGATTTAAATAATATTGTTAATGTTATAGAATCAGGTATAAAAGAAACTTTTACTGTTATAACAGAATCAGGAAAACAATTAAGAGCAACAAAAGATCATAGATTTTTAATATCTGAAAATGATGAATATCTTGAATTAGAAAATTTAAACATTGGGGATTATGTATATTGTAGAACTGACAAACATATAAATAAAGGAAGAAAACCAAGACCTTATAGATTTGAATATACTACAAAAATGCCATATTATCCATCAGCTAAAGAAAAAAAAGTTAAATGTAATAATATTGAATATACACATCATAGAATTAAAAAGACTAGAGCTGTTTATGATGCTGCTTTAAACAATGTTACATTAGATGTATTTTTAGAAAATGTAAAAACTAATCCTAATCATAATTATAAGTTTTCAGATCTTAATATGGACATTCATCATATAGATGAAAACCATCAAAATGATGTTCCTGAAAACTTAATTTTGCTTAGTAAAGAAGAACATGCTAGATTACATTCATCGGTTACTTATATAGATAGAATTAACAGAAAGAAAATTGTTAAAGAAAAAATCATATCAATTGTAAGTTTTGGAAAAGAAATGACTTATGATATAGAAATGACCAGTCCTTATAATAATTTTGTTGCTAATGAATTTGTTGTTCATAATTCAGGTAAGACAATGTTTGTATCTCAAATACTAAGAGAATCTAAAATGCTTAATCCAACACAAAATTTTAATATTTTAGAATTTCAATTTGAGATGGGAGCTAGACAAACTGCAGCTAGAGATTTTGCTTCCCAGGTTAGTTTAGATTATAATCAAGTACTTAGTACTCATAAACAATTAGATGAGTTTTCTGTAAAACTTATGAGACAATATATTGCAGACACTAAAGTGTTTCAAGGTTTTGGTAACTATAGAGTTCAGATTAATGACCCTCTTACAGTTACTAATATGGAACAAGCCATATATAAAACTTATGAAGGACTTGGTGGTAAGCCTCTTATTGTATCTATAGATCATAGCTTCTTAGTAAAAAAAGATAGAGATGAGAAAGAAAAACTTAACACTTTATATAACACTGTAGAAATGTTAATGAAGGTGAAGAATAAACTACCAATAGTGGTATTTATGATTTCACAATTAAACAGAAGTATTGATGACCCATTAAGAAAAATGCCTGGTACAGTGGGTAACTACCCTACTAGTGCAGATATATTTGGTGGTGATGCTTTACAACAGGGTTCTGATATGGTGTTAGTTCTTACAAGACCTTTTAAAGCTGATATAGAAATATATGGTAGAAAAGAGTATGTTTGCAAAACTGATGATATTTTTGGTCACATTCTTAAAGCTAGAAATAGTGCTGATGATACTAACTTATTGTTTCTTAAAGCAGAGTTTTCTAAACAAAGAATGATAGAAATTCCTGAACCTGTTTCTAATAACCCAACAGGAGCTCCACCAAAAAGAAGAACAGCTCAAAAATATAATAATTCACAAACCCCATAATTCACAATTTAAAAAACACAGAGTATGTCAATCATGCACAGTATGTCTGAAGAAGACAAAACAAAGTACAAGTTCCAAAAGACAAAAGAAATGAGAGATTTTAACAAAGATCTCATTAATGATTTAGGAATTTCAATTTATGAGTTCAACATGAAAACACAGTTTTATGATGAACAAGGTAGACTGGTGGTAGGAATCTTTCCATCAGAGTTTAAAAAACCAAAAGGATTTTTCTTTGAGCTTATAGACTCAAACTTAAATCCAATAGATTCAGAAAGAAAAGTTTATAGAATTCCTCCTACAGAAGGATTTGAGGATGAATATGAACTTACAGCCAAAGGTTCTTTTTTAGTTCCTATTGAAGAATTGAAGACAGTACACAGAAGTTCTGTTGCAATTAGTAAGTTGTCTGCTTTTACAGGTACAGAGAAGCCTGTATTTAAAGTGACAGAGAAAGCTCAAGAAATTCAAAAGTCAATTCCTAAAGCTCCTGCTCTTATGGAGGATGCTTTATATAGTGAAATGACTATTAGAGATTTTTATGCTATCAAAACAGGTAAACCAGTTAGTACAAGACAATGGTTGAATGAATTAGTAAGAAACACAAAATAAACAAAACACATATGGCTGCAACAAGAGTGCTGATTCTAGCTGAATCAGGTGGTGGTAAATCCACTAGTATAGAAACTTTAGACCCTAAAGAAACATTTATTATAAATGTAGCAAGTAAAGGATTACCATTTGCTAAATGGAAGTCAAAGTATAAAGAATGGAGTAAAGAAAACCCTACAGGTAATCTTTATCAAAATTCTAGTGCTCCTTCTATTATAGCTTGTATGGAGTATGTTAATTCAAAAAGACCAGAAATAAAAACTCTCATTATAGATGATTTATTTTATATGTCAGCTTTTGAATTATTTGACAAAGCAAATGAAACAGGGTATGCTAAGTTTACTAGTATTGCAATTTCTTTAAAGAAGGTGGCAACACTTCCTCAAACATTTAGAGAGGATCTATCTGTATTTTATCTAACTCATCCAGAAGAGTCTACAGACATTGAAGGACGTAGAATCATTAAAACAAAAATGACAGGTAAAATGGTGGAGCAACAATTAAATTTTGAAGGACTTTTTGAAACTGTTCTTTATGCAAGACCTAGAAAGAGTAAGGAAACTAAAGAAATGGAATATGGTTTTGAAACAAAAACAGATGGTACAACTCCTACTAAAACTCCAAAAGGAATGTTTACAGAGAGCTTTATACCAAATGATTTATTGTATGTAAAATCTGCAATCCATAAGTATGAAAATTAATAATTTATTTTAAACAAAACAAAAACAAAACAACATGTTTAGTACAGCAGGACAAGAAGTAAAAGGTGGAGGATTAGGAAAATCTTTTAACCCAGGAGTAGTTTATGCACACATCTATAGTGCAACAGTTAGAACATCTCAGTCAGGTAAGAAGTCTTTAGAGATAACTCTTGAGGGACCATCTATTCCTAACTTTGAAGGATGGGCTATTGATAAAGAAAATCCAGAAGGAGCTAAGTTTGCAGGACAAACAGCAAGAGTTAGTGCAACAGTTTATACCACTGAATTTAATAGTGATGATATTAATAAGAATGATATTCTTAATAAAATCATTATTATTTCTAATGAGTTAGGATTTAGAAAAGAAATTGATGCTTTATCTGATGATGGTTCAATTACATCAATTGAACAATGGGTAGAAGCAGCTGTTGAAGTTCTTAAAGGACAAGATGCTTATTGGTTCTTAGCAGGTAAAGAAGATGAGTATAATGGAAAGGTGATTACTAAATTATCTCTTCCTAAATACAAGTTTTGTTCTACTGATGAATCAAAAGTTCCTAAGTTTGATAAAACAAACAAATATCATTTTACTGCACTAGCTAGTAAAGCAGTTACTAGTTTTGAAGCAAATGATTTTGAAATGTAAAATTTAAAATTTAAAATTTTATTTATAAGAAGGAGTGTATATTTTTACACTCCTTTTTTATTTATTAGAATATGTTTAACACCAAGAATTTAGTACATGATGTAAAGAATGTTCCTGTCCCTTGGATATTTGAACACTTTGCATCCCTTAAAGAAAAATTAGTTGGGCAGGATGTAAAGATTAAAAGTGTTTTTAATAAAGCTGATAAAGTTCCTAGTATGTGTATATACACGGATAGAGCTAACAGCTATAGATATAAAGATTTTTCATCTGGTAAAAGTGGTAGTGCAATAGATTTTGTAAAAGAACTAAAGCATCTATCTTTTTATGAAGCTGCTCAGTTAATAGTACAAGTATATAATGATTATGTTCTACATAATAATGGAGGATATGATTTAAAGGAATTTCAAAAGGCTTCTAGATATAAAGTGACTAGTTATGCTTTTAGAACATGGACTACACAGGATCAATATTTCTGGACTCAGTTTAATATTGGATCTAAACTACTAGAAGAATATTGTGTAAGACCTTTAGATTATTATTGTATGACTAAAGATGATAAAAATCTTTGTATAACAGGACTTTATCTCTATGGTTATTTTAAGAAAGACGGCACACTATATAAAATATATCAGCCTAAAACTTTAGATAAGAAATTTATTAAAGTGACAGACTATATTCAAGGATTTGAACAGATACATCATCATAAAAATTTACTTATTACATCCAGTCTTAAAGATGTAATGTCTATAAAGTCTCTCAAACTTAAAATAGATGTTATAGCTCCAGACAGTGAGAACACTATGATTAAAGATGACATCATGGATGACTTTATTGAAAGCTATGATAAAATAATTATTATGTTTGACAATGATGAACCAGGTATAAAAGCTATGAAAACTTATAAGGAAAAGCATCCTTTTGTAGAAATAGCTCTTCTTCCTATGAGTAAAGATGTATCAGATAGTATTAAAGATTTTGGAGCTAAAGAAGTTAGAAACAGAATAGTTCCTATATTAGACAAAAAAATAAACTAATGGCTAAAATAAAATCAGTTAGGAAAAACACTTCTCCTAAGAAACCCAAAAAAGTAATTAATAAACCTTTTGCTGATGGTACAATGAGCAGTAGTCAATTCTTTGGTATGATAAGAAGTTGTTTAAGACAGAAATCTAGATGGTGGCATAGTATAAAAGTATGTAAAGAAAGAGCAAAGATTCCTTATAAAGGTCCAAATAAAAGAAGAAAGTTTTCTTATATATGTGAACTATGTAAAGGAGAATTTGATGCTAAAAATATTAATATACATCATTTGGATGAATGTGGGGCTTTAAATTCTTTTGAGGATATTTCTGGTTTTGTTAAAAGATTATTTTGTGACAGTGATAAATTAGTTTGTATTTGTACTACATGTCATGATGGTATTCACAATAAAAATAACTAAATTATGAAAAAAGATAAACAATATTACATAGACAGAGCTAAAAAAGGTAAAGAAAATCAAAAACAAATGGTAGAAAAAGTGGTGGAAATGATTATGGATGAAACATATAATTATAAAGATGTTATTAGAGATTGCTTATATGAAAGTTTCTCTAAATGTCCTCAACACGAATTAAAAACTTGGTTAAATTAAAAAAAATAAAAACTATGGGAAGATATTATTCAGGAAGTATAGAAGGTAAATTTTGGTTTGCTGTACAATCAAGTGATGCAGCAGATAGATTTGGTGTAACTGGTCAACAACCATCAACACTCAATTATTATTTTGAAGAAGGTAATTTACAGGATGTTGAAGATGAAATTAAAGTTATAGAAGAGTTATTAGGAGATAAAAAAAGAATATTAGATGAATTTTTTAATACTAATAATGGATACACTGATGAAATGATTG